AGCGGGCAGCGACCTGTTCTAGCGCAGTAGGTCACGGCGGTTAGGGTTTCCCTCCCTTTCCCTAACCGCCGTGGCCGCTTTTCTAAAGGGACAAAGGGGCAGGAAAGGGTTTTAGTTATGACAAATATATCGGCTCACATTGAGCAAATAGCGAGGCACTATTGGGGCGAACCTAATATGAAGCTGTCGCAAAAAGGCCGGACGCTGCGGTTTGGCAACAGAGGCTCGCGCGAGGTGCATTTGGGTAAAGGCACCTGGTTTGACTTTGAGACAAACGAAGGCGGTGGCTGCGTGGACTTGGTGCGGATGAATGAGGGTGCCACAATCGCCAGCAACATCCCCGAGATATTAGAAAGAAAATTCGGCATACAACGTCAGGCGCAGCAGTCGCTACAGCCAGCGCGGTTTATGTCTGCGGTCTACGACTACATCGACGATCAGGGCGAGGTGCGCTATCAGGTCAGGCGGTTTGAGCCTAAGACGTTTCGCCAGTGTCGCCCAGACGGCAAGGGCGGCTGGCTGTTCAATATGGATGGCGTCGAGGCGCTACCGTATAATCTCCATCATATGATAACCAACCCAGACGCGCCTGTGTTTATCGTGGAAGGCGAGAAGGCGGCGCAGCGGCTTACTAAGCTGGGGCTGGTCGCCACAACCTCTCACGGCGGGGCAAAGAAGTGGCAGCCGGTACTCAATCAGTATTTCGCCGGACGCAATGTCGTGGTGCTTGCTGACAATGACGACGCGGGGCGTGAACATGCGGATATCGTGATCGGCAATCTGTTTGGCGTGGCTAGCCGCATAAAGCGGGTGGAGCTGGACGGTTTGCCGCCGAAGGGAGATATCGTGGACTGGCTGGACAGCGGCAAGGGGCTGGAGGATTTGACGGCAGCGGTTAAGGCTGCGCCTACGGTGGCTGAGGCTCCGGCGGTAGAGGCTGAGGCGGTTGAGCCTGAGGGTGACGGTTTAGACTACTTTGAATTTGTCGGCGCTGACTACATCCGTAATATGCCGCCGATTGAGTGGGCTATCGGTGAGGGTGACGACGGAATCATAACCGAGAATGGCCTGACCGTGCTTTACGGCGCACCGGGGGCTGGTAAGTCGTTTATCGCGCTAGATATGGCTCTGTCTATCGCAAACGGCGTTGAGTGGCAGGGTATGCCGACCAAGATGGGGAAGGTCTTGTATATCGTTGGCGAGGGATTGGCGGGCATAGGTAAGAGGCTGTCAGCGTGGGAGCAGCATAAAGGTATCCGCACTAACGACAACTTGCACGTCCTGCCAATCGCGGTGAACTTCAGGGATCAGTCGGAAGTCGAGAAGCTGATGCGGTCTATTGATAAGGCTGGGTCGGGCTGGTCTATTGCCTTTTGCGACACAGTCGCGAGGTCGTTAGTAGGCGCAGATGAGAATAGCAGCCAAGAAATGGGCTTATGGGTGGCTGCCGCCGACAGTATTAAGTCGCATTGCAAGTGTGCGTTTGTCGGTGTTCATCACTCAGGCAAGAATGTGGCAAACGGTATGCGCGGGTCGTCAGCCCTGCTAGGGGCGGTTGATACGTCGCTGGTAGTCACAAAGGATGAGGAATATGTGACGATCCGTGTGGAGAAACAAAAGGACGCAACCCCAGTAGACGATCAGGCGTTTCGTATGACCGAGGTGGCTATGATATCCGGCACGTCCGTCGTGCTTGAGCGTGTCTCTGGCGATGTACAGAAGAAGACAAAGAAGGTGCGGCCATCTAAAGGCGCACAGGAAATAGCGTTTATGGCGCTGCAAAACCTACTCATAGACCGCAATGAAAAGCAGGTTCATTACGACGATTGGAAGGCGAAACATGAGCGAAATACGCCTGATTCGACGGCAGATCAGCGGTATCAGGCGCGGAGAGGGCTTCAGGCCAAGGGGCTGGTGGTTATAGACGATAATAAGTGCTGGATTAACAGTAACTTGGCGGAATAGTCGTATGGGATTTAGTGTTCGTACGATATCGTATGACGAATTGGTACGATATCGTTCGTATCGTATCCACCCTAAGGGGATACGAATACGATAGTACGAACGACACGAACGAAGGGAAAAAATGATGGTAGCTAAGAAGACAACGAGGCCGAGGCCAAAACCTAGCAAGGTTTACTATCAGCCTACTCAGCCAGCAATGCGGCGGATGCAGGACGCGTTGCATAGGTATGACGATGTCGTGTCGGAGGTTGAGGGGCGATGGGGTGTCGACCGTCTGGTGTGGTTGGTTGGCGGCGAGCTGCGTGACAGGTTCGAGCAGCAAATGGATCGTCTCAATACGGCGATAGATAAATGCGATCCGTCTATCGAGCATGAGGTTGAAGTGACGTTGCGTGGTGTGGCGGCGTTAGAGCAGGCGGCGATAGCTGCTGGCGCGAAGCCTCTCAGCGGTGACTACATCGAGGGCAGGATGCCGGATGGTAGGGTGATAGCTATTACGGCGACAGGATATGAGGCTGGTAAGGTAAAGCGCGACAATCGTGAGATGGTCGTGTATTCTGTTGATGAGATAGGGCATATCATTGAGGGGTTGAACAAAGAGGCACCTGTGGTTGATGCTATAAAGAACGCGTTTGCTGGTGCCGAGGTTCAGAGTGTTAAGCCGGTTCCGGCTAATTTAGACGACGAGATACCGTTTTGAGTGGGGTTCGGATGGAAGATATCGACAACGAGCGTGACGATGTGCTTAAGGATCGCGAGTATATGCTTCTCGGCACATCCACTTGGGTTGACGTCAGGACGCTCACGGTGAACGTACAGCGCGTCGGTAATGGCGTCAGGGTAGATATATGGCCAAAGGAGCTTATGCGGGGTTACGAGCCGATAGCGAGCGTTGAGGTGCCGTTCAGCAAGGGGAGGGATAATGATTCAGGCGGGGGATGGTAGCTGGCAGCGGATGCTCGATCAGGATAGATGCCCGAAGTGTCGGAGCCTGATGACAAAGCTGGTGAACGAACAAATGATGATTAAGCGTGAGTGCTTGGTGTGCAACCTAACGATTAACGAAATGGACAGGGATAATGAAAAGGGCTGAAGTTTTAGACACGGCGAAGGAATATGTGACCAAAGACAGGGCGGCGGATCACGGCAATATGGAAGACAACTTCACAACGATTGCGGCGTATTGGTCTAACCATTTGTCGCATGAGGTTACGCCTATCGACGTGGGCATAATGATGACGCTGCTCAAGATAGCGCGGCTGAAGGGCAATCCATACCATCAGGACAACTACGTTGACGGTTGTGGGTATCTGGCTTGTGCCGGTGAGCTGGTGGATCACGATGGGTGAGGTGCTAGAGTTCAAGAAGCATTGGGTCTGGTTCTTTGAGGAGCCAGTGACGTGCGACCACTGCCTGAAAGAGACACGCGCTAAAGTGTTTGAGCAGATGCAGTCTATAGTTTGTGGCAATTGCGGTGAGGCGTTGCTGTTGATTGATGAGAAGACCAGTTACGTTTTGACGGTAGATTTCGACGATGAGGATTACGACGATGTCAGCTAGGTTGCCTGATGATGTTTGGGTTGAGTTCCTATCTCGCGTGACAGCGGGTAGAGCTGGTCAGTCAGTGTGCAAGGACAAGGACATGCCAGCTTGGGGTACGACTTGGAACAAGATACACAACGACAAGGACTTTGAACGCAAGTACATGAACGCGCTGGCGTCTCGCGGTATGATTTATGCGGATCAGTTGGATGAGATAAACAGGCGTGTCCTGAATGGTGAGATTGATCCGCAAGCGGCTAGGCTTGTTTCAGACAACTTCAAGTGGACTGCGGCTAGGTTGTTGCCGAAGGTGTACGGAGACAAGCAGCAGGTTGATGTGACGCACGAGGCTGGTGGGTCTTACCTCGACCTATTGCAGCAAGTGAACAAGGCGGCTCAGTTGAAGCACGTTGATGTGGTAGAACACACAGAAGACACAAGTGACGGATTACGCGCACGCGCGACCGAAATTAACCAGATTTCGGTTAACAGCGATATGCCTAAAAAACAGGCAAACAGGAAGAAAAAGGGCAAAAAGTTATCCACAGGCAGCTAAGTCATTGTATTTGCACGATACGCGTTGCGCATAATTAACGTTATGCGACATTTCTGCAAAATCCGCCCAAAAATGCCGGAAATCTGTCCCCACCCCCCCCATCGAAATATCGCGGGGGGCGGGAATAAAAATATATACCCCTTACCACCCCACCCCCTTCGGAGTTAACGCATGACCACCACCCCCGCCACCATCGAAGCGATAGCCGCATTAAGGGCAGACCCGACGTTATTTGTCGAGGAGGTCTTGCAGGCCACGCCGCAAAAGTGGCAGGCGGAAGCCCTCAAGGCCATAGCCACACACGACCGTGTCGCCATCAAATCCGGCCACGGTGTCGGAAAGACGGCCTTTGAGAGCTGGGTCGTCCTGTGGTGGCTTATGACGCATTATCCGTGCAAGGTCGCCGTCACCGCGAACAGCGCACACCAGCTATCGGACGTATTGTG